GGGTTCTGGAATGTGCGGAGGGTTCAGACCTTCCGCTGTATCTCATGGAACGCATACGCCCGAGCGCAAGGCTTGGGCGCCCCTGACGCGGCGCAACGCTGCTGAGGAGTGAATCCGAATGACACGAGGTGGCGCACGCAACCGATCCGGTCCTCCCGCGAATGAGGACTCTGGCCGGTCGGATGCTCGCGGGTTCACGCTTACGGCTCTGCCTGCCGAGGGTTACGCCGGCCCCGTCCCTGACTTCCCGCTTCCTGCCGCTTCGGACCGCGAGCTTGCGGTTTGGGCCCAGGCGTGGACTACTCCCCAAGCCTGCGCGTGGGCGATGCCTTCTGAGGCGTGGCGTTTGGGCACGGTCGCGATGTGGGTCCGGGTGAAGGTCCGCTGTGAGGACTCCGACGCTGGCGCGGCGCTGCTTGGGCAGCTTCACCGGTTCGCTGACCAGATCGGTATGACTACGGCTGGCCTAGCGGAGATGGGTTGGAAAGTCGCGGTGGATGCCGTTGCTGAGAAGCGCAACGAGTCGGTCCCCGTCGAGGACGAGGATGACCCGCGCAACCGACTGTCGGTCGTGACCGATGGCACCGGGGGCTAGTCGATACGTCGTCGACTTTCCGACGCTGTTTATCGTTCCGGCTTGGATTCAGCGTCACTGCATCGTTGCTGACGGTTTCCGCAAGGGCCGCCCGTTCAAGATGTACGACTGGCAGTTGTGGGTCACGCTGAACCATTACCGGGTCAAGCCCGACGCCGCGCAAAGCCCGGAGTACCTGGCCGGCGACCCCGACGCCTTCCCGATCCTCACCGCCGCGTTCCATTACCGCCGTTCGCAGGTCATCGCCCCGCAGAAGACGGGGAAGGGGCCGTGGTCGGCGGCGATTGTGTGCGCGGAGGCTGTGGGTCCGGTCCTGTTCTACGACTGGGCTGAGGTCGGCGACGAGTACCGGTGTGAGGACCACGGCTGCAACTGCGGGTGGGTCTACAGGTACCGCGTTGGTGAGCCGATGGGTCACCCGTGGCCGACGCCCCTGATTCAGCTTCTCGCGACGTCTGAGGATCAGGTCGACAACGTCTACCGCCACCTCAAGGAGATGGCGCGCGGTCCGCATTTGGCGGACCGGATGAAGGTTCGTGAGGGCTTCATTCGCCTTCCGAATGAGGGCAAGATCGAGACGGTTACCTCGAGCGCACAGTCGCGGCTCGGTAACCCGCTGAATTTCTGCCTGCAGGATGAGACGCAGCTCTATACCAAAGAGAACAAGCTCATCAAGGTCGCTGAGACGATGCGTCGCGGTGCTGCCGCGATGGGTGGCCGTTCGATCGAGACGACGAACTGTTACGACCCGGCTGAGCAGTCGGTGGCGCAGCGGACTCGTGAGTCTAAGTCGCTGGACGTGTTCAAGTTCTATGAGCCGCCGCCGCCCGAGTTGAAGTACACGGTTGCACGTGACCGGGCCAAGATTCACGCCTTGAACTACGCGGGCAGTCCTCACGCCGACTTGAACGGCATCGAGGGCGAGTCTGCTGAGTTGGCGGAGACGGATCCGGCGCAGGCTGAGCGGTTCTACGGGAACCGGATCGTTGCGGGCCTCGGTTCGTGGTGTGACGGCGACCAGTGGGATTCGCGCGGGAAGCCGCGGGAGCTCGCGCAGCGTCCGCAGGTTGTCCTTGGGTTCGACGGCTCGGATGTGGATGACTGGACGGGTATCCGTGCGGAGACGCAGGACGGCTACCAGTTCACGCCGGTCACTTCGGCTGGGCCCACGATTTGGAGCCCTGCCGATTTCGGTGGGCGGGTGCCGCGGCTCGAGGTTGCCGCTGCGGTCGATGAACTGTTCTCACGGTATGACGTGGTCCGCATGTACTGCGACCCGCCGTATTGGGAGACAGAGGTCGATACGTGGGCTGAGAAGTACGGCGAGAAGCGTGTTCTGCGTTGGGAGACGTACCGGCCTAAGCAGATGCACGACGCTGCTGAACGACTCCTCACGGATGTCAACAAGTCTGACTCTGGGTTCACGCATGACGGCTGCCGTGACACGGCGCTGCATATGCGCAACGCCCGGAAGGCGGCGCGGCTGAACGGCCGCTACGTCCTGACTAAGCCTGGCGATGGTCGAAAGATCGACCTCGCTGTCTGTTCGATCATTTGCCACGAAGCGTGGGGCGACACAACCGCCGCGAAGTTGTGGCGTCGGAAGACGTACGTCTACTCCGCTTGACCGAAGGAGGGTGCATGGCAACCGCCGAGCAGGCCGTAAGCATCCTCAACAAGCTTGTTGTCGAGTTGGGTCGCCGTCAGAACGACGCGGGTTCGACTTTTGGTGTGGACACGCTGACGAAGGCTTATGCGGGCGACTTCGCCCTGCGGTACGCGTCGAAGAACTTCAGCGACTACTTCGCCGACCGTTACCAGCATTTCGCCGACAACTGGACGGGCATTGTTGCCGACGCCCCGCACGAACGGCTCGAGCCGACCGGCATCCGTCTCAAGGGGCAGGATGGTGGCGACGACGACCTTTGGTCGGCGTGGGTCGACAACGACGCTGACGCCCTCTGCGATCTGGCGATGCTTGACGCGATCATCGCGAAGCGGTCGTTTGCTCAGGTGTGGGGCGACAGGGACGACAACCCGGTCATCAACTGGGGCCACCCGTCTCAAATGATCGTCGGGTATGACCCGGCGACCCGCGCCCGGATCTCTGGCGCGCATGTTTGGCGCGATGACTCACACGAGTTCGCGGCCCTCGACTACGACGGCGCGCTGTGGAAGTTCCAGCGTCCCGTTGCGGGCAATGCGCTGACTGAGGTCGGTTTCGTGCTGCCGGGGTCGTTTTCGGGCAACTGGGAACCGCGTCAGCCTCGCGAGGACAACACTTGGCCTCTGCCGAACCCGATGGGCAAGTGCTCGTTTGTCGAGATGCCGAACCGTCCGCGGCTGGTGGGCGAGCCGTCGTCTGACATTGCGGGAACGCTCGCGATGCAGCACGCAATCAATCTCCTTTGGGCGCAGTTGTTCGCGGTCTCCGATGAGGCGACGATCGGGCAGCGGATCGTCCTGGGTGCGGAGATGCCTGTCGTGCCGATCCTGAACGCTGACGGGGATGTCGTCGGTGAGAAGCCGGTCGACCTGAAGAAGCTCCGCGACGACAACATCCTGTGGATCGAGGACACGAACGCGAAGCTCGGGGAGTGGAAGCCGGCGAATCTCGAGGTTTTCACGGACATCATCGAGATCGCGGTCGGTCACATCGCTGCACAGACGCGGACGCCCGCCCACTACCTCCTCATCGGTGGCACTATCGCCAACGTCTCCGGCGATGCCATGAAGGCGCTCGAGACCGGTTTGGTGAAGCGGACCGAGGAGAAGACGCAGCACTTCGGGCGTTCGATCCGTGACGTGTTTGAGCTGGTTGCGTTGTCGCAGGACGATGTCGCGAAGGCGCGAGCCGTTCGCGGCGGTCGGGTGTTGTGGAAGGACGTCGAGAACCGTTCGGACGCGCAGCGTGCGGATGCGTTGTCGAAGAAGCGCGAGATCGGCTATCCCCTGCGTTACTTGCTCGAGCTCGATGGTCTTCCGCCGCAGGAGATCGACCGCGTGATGCGGATGAAGGAAGACGAGGCTCTGGACCCGGTTACAGCGCAGATCGTGGCGGGCCTGGGTAATGGCGACGCTCCAGTCAGCGAGTAGGCACTACCGTCTGTCCGCGCTGTTGGCCCGTAGAGCTGTGCGAGAGGCCCGCAAAGCCCGTTCTCGCGGCCTCGTAGCCGTCGCTGGGGTGGTTGCTACTCATCAGGTCGCGCAGGCTCGCATGTCTGAAAAGGCCGTGGCGGAGATGTTGGCCGAGCAGGACATCGTCAGCCCCGCTGACACGTTGTTGAACTTGCTGTCGTTCACCACGGACGCGCAGGTGTTGGACCGGATGCTCACTGAGGCCGGTGATACGGGGTTTGACCGGCTCGTGGAGTCGATCGTGCAGGACGCTGGACGTGCTGCTGAATCGGTGGCGACTGCGGTCCGGGCGGACATTTACCACGTCCGGTATCTGTCGCCCCCGTCGTGTGCCCGGTGCGCGGTCCTCGCTGGTCGCGTCTACCGGTACTCGGACGGATTTCAGCGGCACCCGAACTGTGACTGCGTGATGATCCCGACCACTGTCGCGGCACCGTTGAAACAGGACCCGGACGAGTTGTTTCGTCGGGGGCTCGTGATGGGGTTGTCGAAGGCCGATGCGCAGGCGTTGCGTGACGGTGCGGACTTCAACCAGATCGTGAACACTCGCCGCGCTTCTGCTGGTCTCCGTGAGTCCGGCCGGGTGCTGGCTCGAGCCGGTCGCCCCACCCCCGAGGGCATCTACCGGATCGCTTCTGATCGTGCCGAAGCGGTGGACCTGCTGAGGCGCTACAAGTACGTCCACTGACTCCCTATGGGGAGGTGCCAATGAATCTCGGACAGATCGTCATCGCTGGACTACTCGTCCTCATCCTGCTCGCTGAACTTCGCCTCATCGGCTGACAGCGACACCCCTTCCTCCCAACGCGCAAGGCGTCGGGCCACTCCGCAACGGAGGCATCACCATGTCGGAAACGACGACCGAACGCACCACCGAGACTGTCGGCGAGACGTCTGCCGACACCTCCCGGCAGGCCGAGGCCGCAACGGGCGAGGCCACCAAGTCCGAGGGCGAATCCACTCTCGGAGACGCTGGCAAGAAGGCGCTCGACGCCATGAAGGCCGAGCGTAAGGCGGCGCGCGATGAGGCGGCTGCCGCGAAGGCTGAGCGTGATGCGCTCCAGGCCAAGCTCGACGGCAAGGAAGCTGAGTTCACCGCCGCGCAAGAGGCACGGAAGATCAAGGACGCGGCCCTCGCTGCCGCGAACCAGCGGATCCTCAAGTCTGAGGTGAAGGCCGCCGCCAAGGGCGTGCTGGCTGACCCGCAGGACGCCTACAAGTTCCTAGATCTCGACTCGTTCGAGGTCGATGACGACGGCAACGTCGATGAGTCCACGATCGCCACGGCGCTCGCGGATCTCGTAGCAGCGAAGCCCTACCTCAGCGCGCAAGGCGGTCAGAGGTTCCAGGGCGGGGCAGACGGTGGAGCTCGCAACGACTCCTCCAAGCCCAGCCAACTCACGAAGTCCGACATGGACCGGATGAGTCCCGAGCAGATCGACGCGGCCCATAACGAGGGCCGTTTCAACGACCTCCTCGGTTCCCGATGACCCCACCTTTCAGAAAGAGGTAGCCAATCATGGCTGTCACCAACTTTGTTCCCGACCTCTGGTCGGCCAAGCTCCTCGTCGCACTCCGCAAGGCTGCCGTCGCTGGCGGTCTCGTGAACCGCGACTACGAGGGCGAGATCCGCCGCGAGGGCGACTCGGTCAAGATCACCTCGATTAACGATGTCACCATCGGCACCTACACGGCGCACACGGACATCACCGTCGAGGACATCGACGACGCGACCCGTTCGCTCGTCATCGACCAGGCGAAGTACTTCGCGGTCGAGCTCGACGACATCGAGAAGGCCCAGTACAAGAAGGGCGGCAAGTCGCCGCTCGAGCAGGCCGTCGACAACGCGGCGTACCAGCTGCGCGACGTGTCCGACGCCTTCCTTCTGGCTGCCATGAACACTGCCGTTCAGGGCACCGCGAACGACCTCGGCACCGTGGCGATCCACACCACGGCCCGGAACCTCTACGACTCCTTCGTCGACCTTTCGGTCGTGCTGGACGAGGACAACGTTCCTACCGAGTCCCGCTTCGCGGTCGTCTCCCCGGCCGTTCACGGGCGGCTGCAGAAGCTCGACGAGTTCATCGCGGCCGGTGACCAGAAGGGTGCTGAGACCCGCGGTAACGGCTTCATCGGCAGCGTGGCCGGTCTCGACCTCTACAAGTCGAACAACCTGCCCGCCGTCACGGACGCCGCCGCCACTGGTGGTCTCGTCATCGCCGGCAGCCGGATCGCGACGACCTTCGCCGAGCAGATCAACTCCGTTGAGGCTGCGCGGATGGAGAAGCGCTTCGCCGACATGGTGAAGGGCCTGCACCTGTACGGCGCGAAGGTTGTCCGCCCGACTGCGCTTGCTGTGGTCGAGTTCGACGCCACCGCCTGATCTACCCAAAACGAGTGAGAGGGGTCCGCCGTGGCTTTGCCTGATCTTGCTGATGCGGCGGACCTCTCTGACCGTGGGCTCACCGCCACTGATGTGCATGAGACGATGCTGACGGTTGCGTCAGCGTTGGTGCGTCAGGCTGCGGGTGGCCCGATCCTCGAGACTGAGTCCACCGTGACCCTTACGGGTTGGGGCGAACGTGCTCTCGGGTTGCCGGGACGTCCCGTTACTGCGGTCGGTTCGGTGACTATCGACGGGGCTGCTACGACTGACTGGTTGCTTACCGACACCGGTTCGTTGTGGTCCCGGTCTTGTTGGGGTAGCGCGAACGATCCCGTGTCTGTTGTGGTTGCGTTGACGCACGGCCTACCTACGGTTCCCGCGTATGTGGTGAACCTTGTTTGTGACTTGGCGGTAGCTGGCGCGGTTGCGGCGGCTGACGGTGCCCATGACCCGCGGGTGGTCGCCGAGTCGATCGACGACTATGCGGTCACCTTTGCGCAGGGCGCGGAGAGTGTCGCTTCGGCGATGGAGTTGCCGAAGTTGACGCGGCGTTGGTTGCGTTCTCAGTTCGGTGGCGGCGCGGGTGTGGTGACGTCCAGGTGAGCGTGGTTGCTCGCGGGCGCCGGGCTGCCGAGGCGCTGCTGGTCGACACGGGCGTCATGCGTCGCCCCACCGGCCGGTCTGCGCAGAACGCGGACGGTGAGGAAGAGTCGGAGTTCGAGGACGTATTCACGTCCCCGTGCAAGATCCAGGGCCCTTCGTCGTCCTCGCGGGACACCGGTTCACGCACTGTGACCGTGGGTGGCGTTGAGCGTCCGGTGATCGAGGGTGGCCTGCATATCCCGGTCGGCAAGCCTGCCACTGAGCGTGGGTGGGTGTTCGAGGTGACCAGTGTTGGCGCCTTGTCGGACATTCGCCTGTTGGGCAAGAAGTACATGGTCGACAACGACCCGGTGAAGTCGAACGCGACTGCTCGTCGTATCGATGTCGTGGAGGTGTGATCGTGGCGCGCTCCGTGAACATCGAGTCCCGCAACATTCGTGACCTGGCTGTGGATTTTGGGCGTGTCCCGAACCGCGCCACTAAGGGTGTCGCGCGTGCCGTTGAGGATGTCGCTAAGCACGGGAACACGATCGCTGCGGCGTTCGCTAAGGAGTCGGCCGGCGATCACGGCAAGTGGTATCACCGAGCTTTTGACGCTGAGAAGGCGCACCCGCTCGGCCTCGCCTGGGTGTATGGCCCGGATGCGAACAAGCGGCAGGGTGGCATGTCGTTCGAGGGCGGGTCGCGTAATCAGCCTCCGCACCTTGATCTGGCTCGTTCGGCTGACCTGATCGGCCCGGAGCTGGGCCGTAAGGTCGGGGACGCGATTGAGGATGCTGTCCGTGGCAACTGAGACTGGGCACGCGGAGGCGATCCGTTCGGCGCTCGAGGTGCCGTTGGGTAAGTGGTCGGCTTACGACTACGACGATGTGCCCGAGGTGCTGCCGAACCTGTATGCGCTGGTGACCGTGTCTAAGCGGTTCGGCGCCCCCATCGGCTTTGCGGGCGGGAAGCCGGTCAATGGCTATCGCCTGACGACCCTTGCTGTCGGTCGCACGGTTGAAGAGGCCCGTTGGATTCGGGACCTTGTTGCCGGAGCGATCGAGGACCAGAAACTGACCATTGACGGACTCTCCACGACCCGCGTGCGCTTGGAGACTGAGCAGCCGATCGAGCCGGACGACGGGCGCTACTCGGGCCTCACGGCTTGGACTTACGCGCTCTAGTCGTCGCGGCGCCCGGATCGAACTCCCGCGCCGACACTGCCGATCAACAACAGGACCACGGCCGCAACCAGTAGTACGACCCCTAAGAGGGTCAGGCCAGTGTCGCTGCCCGGATCACTCCCGGCGGCGCTCATTGCGGCCTGCAGGTCGTTGTTCGAGGCCGCCGCCGACAGGAATGCGACCCCGAGTGCGCCGCAACCGGCGCCGGTCCAGATGTACCCCGAAGGACTCATGCCGCCGAGCGTAAGCGCGGCGTTGCTCGCCTGTCACGACAACGAGGAGATTCAGTGTCCGACATTGAGCCGCAGATCGACGCTCGCTACGGCCTCGCCTGGACCCGTGTCCGGGACAAGTCGACCGGCCACCACCTCTCGGTGACCCTCGTCGACCCCGACGCGCATCAGGTGCTCAAGCAGCGAGCCCTCGATGCCAAGGGCCACCCGCTGCCCCCTAAGCCCCGCGTCTCCAAGGCGCGGTCGGAACAGGCCGACAGTCCGGCCGCCACCAAGGAGAAGGAGTAACCCATGACCGTCAGCATCCCGGAGTACGTGACGGCGGAGGGCAACGTCAAGGTGGCGTTCGTCCCGGCCATCGCTGACCTCGACGCCCCTACCGCTCTCGAGCTCAACGCGGGCGTCGACATCACCTGCTACCTGCCGGAGACCTGGGGTGGCGTCACCGCTGACCAGGCTAAGGGCGAGCAGCGTCGCATGTGCTCGAAGGAGTCGTTCGAGACGCTGGGCCGCATCAAGCGGGCCATCGCCGACTTCACCTACACCTATCTGCCGCAGGCGCTGTCCAGCGACCCGGCGAACAAGGTCAAGACCACGATGGCTCCCGGCACCAACGGGTTCCTGGTGACTCGTTACGGCCCGGACGCCACCGACGCGTGGGCTTCGGACGACGTGGTCGACATTCTGCCCGCCGAGTGCGGTGCGCAGAACAAGAACACGGGCGGCTCGGACGAGTTCGCGCCCCTGACGATCACCCAGGGCCTCTCGGCTACGGGCGTGCTCGTCGAGGACTCGGTCGTCGCCTGACCCCTCTAGGCGGAGGGCACCGCGGCCTGGCTCGGACGCGGTGCCCTCTTTCTGCTTGACCCCCGAGCCTTCCGAGCCAAGGAGAACCCGTGACAAACCCCATGCTGACCCCTCCCCGCGAGTCCACAGTGATCCTGCTGCCTGGTGACTACCAGGACCGGCACGACGCCCTGGTCCGCGAGGTCGATGACCTCGAACTGAAGGCCCGCTCAGACAAGCGGTTCAAGGCGAAGGCACTCAAAGCTGCCGAGGCTGTCGACGCGTTCCATGAGCCAGCGAACATCCCCGGCGTCGTCGTGGTCACCCTGCGTGAGATCCCCGCACCGCAGGTCCGTCGCCTGCAGGACTCCTGCCCGCCCCGCAAGGGCGTACCGCGCGACGAGGTCTACGGCTACAACGAGGACGACTTCCACAAGGCGCTGATCCGCGCCTGCCTGGTGTCCCCGGAGCTGACGGACGAGCAGTTCGACGAGTGGGCCGAGGTGGCTCCCTCGCGGCACTGGCTCAAGGTCCGGGATGCTGCCCTGCGTGTGGTTGGGGACGGTGAGGACATCCCAAAATCGTCCGCCGTCTCGGTGCTTCTCGCGAGTCGCGTCGAAGAATAGAGGCTGCTGCCCGACACGGCGTCAGCCTCAACCGGTTCGACGGGATCGAGCCCCGCGAGTTCCACGAGTTCCGCGACACGGACGGCAACCCCTGCGGCATGGTGGACGCCTGGTCAGTGATCGTGACCCGCGAGCCCGAGTGGGATGAGTACACCCGTTCTGAGGCCATCGCTGACCTCGAGGTCGACCGGATGCGCTGTGGTGAGTGTGGTCAAGAGGGCACCTTCGAGCCCGTCCCCAACTCGACTCGGCATTGGACCTGGCTGGATGGGCGCGTGTTTGAGGTCCAACAGTTCCGCTGCCTCGCCTGCGCCGCGCTCGACACGATCAAACGCGACTTCGACAACGACCAGCGCGGCAAGGACCCCGTAAAGGGTGTCTATGCGCCCGGCGACGGGCTGCGGCTCGTCGTCCACCCCCTGAACAACGAAACGAGGTGACGTCGTGGCGGTTCGCAAAGAAGAGGTCCGCGTAACTGCGGACGTCTCTAACTTCGTCACCCGGTTCGCTGCTGCGGGTCGGGCGGCGGATGGGTTCGCGAATCGTCTCGAGCAGGCGGACGGCCGCCTCGCGGGCGTGGTTCAGTCTGCCTTGGCGCTTGCTCCGGCGCTGGCTCCGATCGGCGCTGCTGCGGTGCCGGCCATCGCTGGACTGACGACTCAGCTCGGGCTCGCCGCACTGGCTGCAGGTGCGACTGCGCTGGCATTCAACGGCGTGGGCGACGCTTCTAAGGCGCTTGAGACGTTCAACGCGGCTCCGACCGCCGAGAACTTCACCAAACTGCAGAAGGCGATGGACGAGCTCGGCCCTGCTGGGCAGGAGTTCGTGCTGTCGCTGCAGAAGATTCGGCCCGAGATCGAGCGGTTGCAGGCGATCTCCGAGCAGGGCCTGCTGCCTGGCGTCACGGCTGGGATGCACGAGTTCCTACAGGTCGCCCCGCAGGTCGAGGACGTGCTTTTCACCGTCTCCAAGACGCTCGGCAACCTGGCTCGTGAGGGTGGGCAGGGGCTCGCCGGCCCGGAGTTCCAGCAGTTCTTCACCTACCTGCAGACCACTGCGGGCCCGGTGCTGACGGAGATGGGCCGCACCTTCGGGAACTTCATCGAGGGCACCGCGAACCTGCTGATGGCTTTCGACCCGCTGTCGCGTGACTTCTCTACGGGGTTGCTTGAGGTGTCGCGGTCGTTCGTTGAGTTCACGGGCAACCTTGACTCGACGGAGGGCTTCCGGGACTTCCTGAACTATGTGGAGAACTCCGGGCCGCTGGCGCTCGACGCTCTTGAGAGCATCGGCAACGCACTGATCCAGCTTGTTGAGGCGGCTGCCCCGGTCGGGACGGCGGTCCTGCCGGTCATTTCGGCATTGGCGGATGGTCTTGCGGCTATCGCTGACTCTCCTGTCGGGCCTGCGTTGATCTCGGCTGCTGCCGCGGTGGGTGTGCTGGGTCGGTCGCTTGCGTTGCTCAAGATCGTCGGTCTTCGTGGCGGCACGGGTGAGGGTGTGGTTGCGAAGGCTCTCGGAACATCCACAATCAAGGGCACCATCGCCAGCATCCGCGAGGCGTCGGCGGCCACGAAGGAACTCGCTGCAGCACAGAAGGCGTCGGGCGTCGATCGGGGGCTGTTTCTGGCGAACTCGGCCGGCCCGCTGTCCGGTCGGCTGCTGCAGTCGACGGATGACTATTCGGCAGCGCTGACCCGGCAGACGACTGCCGAGGAGCGGGCCAGGACGGCGACTGCTGCACGTTCTGAGGCGTTGCGCGCAACGGGCGCGCAGGTCGGCAAGGCGACCGCTGCGGTCGGTGGGCTCGCGCTCGCCACTTCGGGCCTGGCTGACGACACCGGGGTCGCGAACACGGCATCCCTCGCTCTAACTGGCAGCCTCTTTGGGCCGTGGGGAACCGCGATTGGCGGGAGCATCGGGCTGGCCAAGGACTTCGCGTCGGCCAACAACGACGTCGAGGCTGCGATGTTGGCGGTAGACCGGGCTGCCCGAGACCCGGAGGGGCTCGTGGCTCAGCAGATGGCACTGCAGGCGCTTCAGCAGCAGACGGCGGACTACAACGCCACGGTGGCGCAAGCGCGCCAGACGTCGGGCAGTCTCAGCCTGTTCAACCCCGCCACTTGGGGCGACCTCGGCAACCAGATCAAGTCGGTCTCGGACCTGTGGACCCATGCTGGCGAGCAGGCTACCGAGACGGCCCAGCGCGAGCAGGCGGCCCTGACGACCACCCGCGCTGGCCTGGCTGCACTGTACGCCGACCTCAACAACGGCGATCAGTCATTGGTAACCGCCCCTCTTGAGCAGGTGCAGACGTTCGCCGAGCAGGTCACGCCAGCACTTCAGCAGGCTGGGTTGAGCGTCGATGACGTGTTCGGCAACTTCCAAGGGGCGGCACAGGCAGTCCGCGACTACGACCGCGCACAGCGGGAGTCGGTTACTGACTCGGGTGCCGTTGCGGCTGCGATGGACTACCTGTCGGGCCAGGTGGTTCCGAAGCTGACTGCGGCCACGGACCTGAACAGTGACGGCGTGGTCAACAACACCGACGCGGTGTTGGCGAACATCGACGCGATGAAGAAGCGCACTGACGCCACGGTAGCCGCGTTCGATGCGGAGACCGCCTATCAGCGGTCGCTCAACGAGGGCCAGGACCGCAATAAGGAGAAGGCTGCGATTCAGCAGCAGATCGCGGAGGCGCAGGCGACTGGCGCGAAGCGGCGTGCGGACCTGCAGGCGCGTCTCGCGGGTGCGAAGACGCCGGGCGAGCGGGCCTCTATTCGTGGCCAGATCGCAGACTCGTTCGACCAGCAGGCAAGTCAGGTCGCCGCGCTGCGGGAGCGTCTTGAGGAGTACCGCAACACCCTCGACAAGACCACCGTCGCCGGCCAGAAGAACCGCGACCTGCTCTCCGACATGGCTAAGGGCTTCAACAACCTGTCAGACAAGCAGAAGAACGCCAAGGGCGTCTACGAGCAGGCGTCCAAGGCGCTGTTCGACCAGGCCAAGGCGTTCGGTGCTACCGACAAGCAGGCGCAGTGGTTCGTGAAGCATCTGCTGCAGATCCCGCCGCGGGTGCAGGCCAAGATCATCCTGGACGCGCAGAAGGCGCAGGCTGAGCTCAAGAAGTTCTCCGACGCTTTCCGTGGCATCAACGGCAAGACCGCTAAGGCGTTCGTTGAGCTGCAGCAGAAGCACAACGCGGGCGACCCGCGGATCCAGGACGGCTTCGCGGACGGTGGCTACACGGGTCCGGGGGGGAAGTATGAGCCGGCGGGCATCGTCCACCGTGGCGAGTTCGTGGTCGACGCTGTGCAGACGCGGCGACACCGGTCGCTGCTCGAGGCAATCCACCGCGGATCGCGGGTGCTGCCCGGTTACGCATCGGGCGGCTACGTGGCGGGCGCTGGTATCGACTACGAGCGCCTTGCGGCCACGTTGTCCGGGATGCGTCCGCTGTACGGCGACGTGCATGTTCAGGACGGTTCCGACTTTCAGCGCGTGCTCACGGCCGACAACCGCAGGTCCGCGACGGATGGGATCAGGTACCGCCGATGACCGAGCCCACCGCAACACTCAGCATTGACCGCTCGGGGCTGCCCGGTGCACCTTCGCCACTGGTGATCGCGGGTGACTTCTCGACAACCCTCGGGTTGGTGTCACTCAAGACGCCGGGCAAGGTCGCGCGGATCAAGTACGCCCCCGACAGTGACTACTTCGCCGGCTCGGAAGCGTTGGCGCGGACGTACCAGCAGGGACTCATCTCCTGTGAGGTGCAGCCAGACGTGGCGTCAGAGGCCGCGTTGCGCACGGCGGTCGCTGACCTCGAGGCCGCGCTGGGCCAGTTCCGCTACACGGTGACTATCACGATCAATGGTGTCGCGGATGTGTGGACCTGTGACACGGCGTCGATTGAGCCGCCGGAGCGTGACTACGTGGACCTGCGCGACTTCGACCCGGTCTACACGGTGACCATCCCCTGCAAGCCGATTCCGGCCTAGGAGACCTCGTGTCTTACGTGTTGTCTACGACTTATCAGAACGCGTGGCTTGATGCGTTGTTGGGTTCCTCCAGGGCTGCGGCGATGCCGGCGACGGTGTATGCGCATCTGTATACGGATGACCCGGATCTGGGTGGTGTTGAGCTCGCCTCGGATGGCGGTTACGCACCCCCGGCGCTGGCGAACGATGACGCGCACTTTCCGCCTGCTGCGGATGGTGAGAAGACGTCGGTGGACATCGATTGGGTGTTCACTGGGGCGGCGTCGGATACGGCGTTGTGGTGTGTGTTTTCGGATGGGACGGACCTGATTATTGGTGGCCCGTTGTCGACTGCGTGTGTGGTTGGCGCTGCGGGTGGCACGTTCACGGATTCGCTGTCGCTGATCTTCCCAGATACCCCGTGACTCAGGAGGCGTGATGCAGGTCCGCGCTTTCCCCGAGGTCACGTTTACTGCTGACTTCGCCCCGCCTGTGGTTGAGGCGCCGCCGGGTCTGCTGGTCGAGGGCTACGACATGGTGAAGGCGCAGGTTGTGCCGCCCGTGTCGTACGTGAACGATCTGCCGACCGTGGGCACGCCGACTGTTGTGGCGAAGGCTGCGGACCGTGACCGGATCATCGTGAACGGCGTCGATGTGACGTTCTTCCGTAGCGTGCACACTCCGACGCCCGGGTTCCTGTTGACTGAGCCGTTCGGGTACGGCAGCACGACGATCACGTTCCCGCAGGTGTCGCCTGCGCTCGAGGCTGCGACGTTCGGCACAGGCGCTCTGTCGTGGGTGCGTCTGGATGCCCCGGTGAAGATCGAACGCGTCAACGCGGCCGGGACGGTGGTTGGCCGTGACTACCGGGGGTTTGTGACGGCGATCGACACGAACGGCGCCGACCTGACCCTGGAGGTTGCCGGCGAGTGGGCTGGCCGCGCGGCGATGCAGGATCGGCAGGTGCCGCTGTTCAAGCGCACTTCCGACGTGGGCCGGTTCGCCTACGAGCTCGCCATTGGTTTGCGGCTGCCGTTTACGCCGCGTCTGGGTCCCACGACGGGGATCAAGATCGCTACGCAGGGTGGGATGACGCAGCTCGACTGGGGCAACCGGATTTGTTCGATGTCGTCGAAGTTGGATGGTTCGCAGCGGGTCATCATGCCCGTGTCGGACACGAACCCGAGGTACCAGTTCCGGCCGAAGGACATGACCACGGTCCATGCGACGGTCTACTTTGATGACGCGCGGGTGGTTCCGTCGCTGCGGCGCGACAAGACCGAAGAGAACAACGTCTACTACGCGTCGGGGATCACGCCTGGCGGTATGAAGGTGAAGAACGGCGCCTATCCAGGGCTCAAGCAGGGTGTGACGCCGCCGTATCCGATCTCTGGTGGGACTCCGTTTGGGGTCGGCACTACGAACGACGATCTTGATAACCCGGCCGATGACGACCTGGGCGCGATGTTGTCGCGGCTCGAGGGCATGGGTTATCTGTCGCGGGTGGACCTGGCCGGCGGTTACGACGACGACGCTGCGGACGCCATCAAGGAACTTCAGCGTGACGCGGGGTTGACTGCGTCGGGCACCATGAACCCGGCGACGTGGGATGCGCTTTATGACTTGTCTGTGACTGGGTATTCGTTGTCGCAGTCGGTGATTCTGCCGATGGTGCAGGATCCCCGCACGCGCATGTGGCTTCGGACTGCGTCGGGTGCGAAGCTCGGCCGTGATCCGTTGTTTGACCGGACGGTGATTGAGTCGCATCGGACGTTGCAGTTCGGCACGGGTCAGACGCGGCAGCAGATGCGGAATTGGACCAGGGCTGAGTATCAGCGCGGGCAGACGATCAACTGGGTCGGGACGATCGCACACAACGGGTTCGGGTTGATCGCGGGGGAGCATAACCCCGGCGACCCGGATCCCACGGCTGACGACCTCATCTCTATCCGTGAGGCCCGGCCGGGCTGGAACGTCTGGTCCCCTCAGTACCAGTGCCTTCTGCACGTCTCGGGTATCCAGATCGCTGAGGGTGGCCGCGACGGGACCATGACGGTGGATACCCGTAACCGGGATCACCTTGCGGTGACGGAGATTCTGGCGCGTAACCAGGACGCGAAGTCCGACCCGACGCGGGCGTTTTTGGCGCAGCATCGGAAGTCGTCGCAGGCGCAGGATTCGATGACGACGTTTGATGAGGTCGGCGGGGTCCTGTTCGATCGGGTGAACCTGGACGCGGACGACTGGACTGTGTTCCCGGTTGTGGCCGGCCAGGAGGGCGAGATCGCGAAGTTGCGGCTCGAGCTTGACGGCGACCCGTGCGAGTTCGTGACTGCGGTGTTCGCGCTTGAGCCCACTCGCGCGTGGTTGAACGACGTCATCAGCAACCCGTTCGCGCGGGCTGGTGATGGTGAGATCAAGTGGACCCGCGACAGTGTAAGGACGCGGCTCGACAAGAAGGTGCTGCTGTATGTGGCTGGTACCGCGGAGCAGCCGTGTGGCTACTTCCCTGGCCAGAAGTACAGCGAGGATGAGGACGGTAACCGGGTCCTGTCCGGCGACGGTGTGACGGGTGTGTGGAAGGACGAGGCGAACTTCCACTACCACACTGTGGGTGCCCCGGTTCTGTGGGTGGCGGTGTATCCGAAGCAGGCGTGCCATATCGCTAAGGGTCGGATCATGTGGCCGCAGCTTGAAGAGGGCCAGTGACGACGGTCCGGCTCTCGGCCTTCGGGTTGGAGGTCGCATCTGGGACCGGTGCCGTTGTGGGCGACCCTCCGCAGTGGGCCGACGATAGCGACGCCACCTATGGGCGCGTCGACAACACTAACGCGGACGTGGCCGGGAAGATCGTCGCTGTTCTCGAGCCGCTGCCGGCCGAGATTACAGTCGTCACCTCGGTCACGCTTCACGTCCGGGCCATGCTCACGAACTCTGGTGCAGCGGTCGGGACTGGGTTTTCCATCACCTTCCCCGACACGCCTGGCGTGTTCACCTTCGTGGACCCCGGTGGGAGCGGGTTCGGGTCTGGTGTCATCCACCTGCCGGGCCTGGACGCGATCTACGACTATGAGACTAGCGATGTGGAGACGGCGTCAGGTGACCCGGCGACGGGTGCCGATCTTGTTCCGTATCTCTACGGTGGCGCGACGGTCCAGTTGTTCCGTGGTGGTTTCCATGCGGGTGTTTCGTTCGAGTACCACGCCTATGTTTATGAGCTGTGGTTAGAGGTTGAGGGTTCGTCGGGCGGGTCCCACGTTCCGCCGTTGCGGTTGCATCCTCGTTCGGATGGTCGTGGCATGTCGTCCGCGCAACGCGTGTGGCCCCGTCCCCCGACCGGTGCCTACGGGCGGGTCGGCCCCGGTTCGCTGGTCTGACGCTGCGCCGGGATCCGTGGCGGGATCGCGGTGATGCCGTAGGGGGCGAGTGCGGCCAGTAAGCCCTCTCGTGCGATGCGCCGCTCGTAGTACGCCTGCTGTGCGTTCCTGACGATCCCGTACACGAGGTTCCCCTGCCGTTGGTCTCGGTTAATTGACTAAGAAGAGGCCCGGTTGGGCGTCCTGATACCACCCCCGCTGCATTTCTCGAAGAAAGTTGGTGGCTGATGCCTGCCGTCAAAACCAAGCTCACCATCGAGCAGGGCACGACTTGGTCTCACGGCTGGGCGGTCACCTTCAACGGTGCCCCGATCGACGAGACGTGGACTGCGCGGTCGCAGGTGCGGAAGCCGATCACGTCGGCGGATGTGCTGCACGCGTTCGCTGCGTCGGTGACTGCTGAGGGTGCGGTGGTGATCGCGGTGGAGCCGGATGAGTCGTCGGCGTGGACGTGGCGGGATGGCGTCTATGACGTTGAGGTGGAGTCGTCTGACGGGGTCGTGTTGCGGGTTGCTTATGGTGCGGTGGCTGTGTCTGCGGAGGTGACTCGATGACTGACTACGTGGTGGTCGATCTCGGTAATTTCCCGGTGGATGAGGCGACTCCGGTTGTGGCTGGTCCGCGCGGTCCGGCCGGCGCAGACGGTGCCCCCGGTGCCGATGGCGCTCCCGGACAGGACGGCGCTCCCGGTCAGGACGGCGCTGATGGCGCTGCGGGGCAGGATGGCGAAGACGGCGCTTCGGCCTACGAGGTTGCGGTCGCTGGTGGCTTCGTTGGCACGGAGGCGGAGTGGCTTGACTCTCTGCGCGGCGCCGATGGAGCCCCCGGCGCGGACGGCACCCCCGGTTCCGATGGAGCAGACGGCGCTGACGGCGCACCGGGTGCGGACGGACCTCCCGGCCCTGGCGTCGCGACAGGCGGCACGACCGGCCAGGTTCTCGCCAAGGCCAGCGCCACGGACTACGACACTGCATGGGTCGACGCAGGTAGCGGCGCGGTGGACTCTATCAACGGTCAGACCGGCGCAGTAGTCCTCGACGCGGGCGATGTTGGGGCGGACCCGGCGGGTACCGCTGCGGCTGCGTCCACGGCGGACCGGGCGCGCGCGAACCACACGGGTACGCAGTCGTCGGCGACGATCTCGGACTTCACGGAGGCTGTGCAGGACGCTGTCGCTGCCCTGCTCGCCTCCGGTACGAACGTCACTCTGACGTACGACGACGCCGCGAACAGTCTCACGGTCACCGCCGCTACGGGTGGTGACGCGGAGGTTATGCGTGACACCATCGGTGCTGCGCTGGTCGGGGTGGGGAACGTCGCGGTCACGGTCAACGACGGCGCGGACACCATCACCATTTCGACGACGGCGACCGTCAACTCGACCGACGCTGCCTTGCGTGACCGGTCGACGCACACGGGTACACAGTCGGCGGACACGCTCACGGACGGCACCACAAACAAGGCGTTCCTTGCAACCGAGCGGACCAAGCTCGCGGGTGTCGCCACTGGTGCGACCGCGAACGACACTGACGCAAACCTGAAGAACCGTGCGAACCACACGGGTACGCAGACCATGTCGACGATCTCCGACGCGGGCACCGCTGCCACGAAGAACGTTGGCACGACTGCGGGCACGGTCGCTGCGGGTGACGACTCGCGGGTTACGGGTGCGGCGCAGAAGTCGGCGAACCTGTCCGACCTCGCCTCGGCGTCGACCGCGCGCACCAACCTTGGGCTCGGCACCGCAGCCACGGTAAACACGGGGACGGCTTCCGGTGATGTGCCGTTGCTTTCGACGGGCGGGGTTCTGCCGATCGCTCGGCTTGCCACCGGCACCCCGAACGGGGCCAAGTTCGTCCGCGACGACGGCACCCTCGCCACCCCAGCAGGGGGCAGCAGCGGCCCAGGGACGATTCTCGCGTTCAAAACGGCGACCGCTTCCGCGACGTACACCACTACGAGCACAACTGACGCCGATGTGGACGCCACCAACCTTGCCGTCACGTTCACCGTCCCCGCCTCAGGCAACGTAGTTGTTCAACTCGAGGCATACAAGGACTGGTCGCAGGCCACAGGCGGCGCAGAGTGGACGCTCCGGGAGTCCACCACGACCGTGAAGGTTGCCAGCATCCAAGCCGCCGCCGCTGGCGCTTCGCGTGGCCACGCGTCCTTCTACGTCTCCGGCCTCACGCCAGCCGCGTCGGTCACCTACAAGTGGGGTTTCCGACGACTCGGTGGGAGCGGAACCCACAACATCTACACGGGCGGCTCAGGCGGGGTCAACGGCAACGCCATGATGACCGTCACACAGATGCCCTAGGCGTAATGGCTTGCGGGACTGCACGATTCTGGGGTGTCTGCTTCATGTTGAGGAATGGCCGCTCGATGAACCGCCACGACAGGACCGCCATCGTCACCCCGAAGCCGCCGATCACTACCAAGTGAACGGGCCACCCTCCACCAACTCTCAGAGCGGCACCGATCGCCGGGAAGTGCCACAGATAGATGGCATACGAGCGGCGTCCTAGCCACGTCAAAGCTCGGCCTTCCAGCGCTGGGAGGTCGCGCGTCCCGGCCACCCAGATGAGAACTACGCCGCCACCAACAATCGCTACCGGCGCGACCTCTGCGGCGACGCCTCCATTCGCGAGAGACGCCAGCAGCAGCAATAAGGCGGCGGGAACGGCGAGCAGCCGCGATGGGACCGGCATGCGGGCGGCACCAGTCAGGGCCGCGGCTAGGGCGCAACCGAACAAGAGGTGAAAGGAACGGGTGTCGGGGGCGAAGCTGCGCAGGTCTCCCGTGGACAAGTAGAACGACGCCACCGACGCCGACCCGAGAACCAGCGCACCCCAGAGCACCGCCCGATGGCGCCCCCACCTGTAGAGCACCACGAGGAGCAACGGCCAGGTTAAGTAGAACTGCTCCTCAAGGGACAGGGACCAGGTGTGGGACAGGACACCGCTAGAGCCGTGGAAGATCCACAGGTTCGTGTAGTACAGCAACGCCGCGGCCGTGCCGGGCACGCTGACGAAGTTGGACCCAAGGCCAAGGGCGACCCGAATCACCCAGACGCCAGCGACTAGCGCAACGAGCGCTGGCAGCAACCGCAGAGCTCGCCGCCGGTAGAACGCACCGAACCGGACGCTGCCGTGGGTGGAACGCTCCTCGAGCAGCAGGCTGGTGATGAGGAACCCCGACAGGGTGAAGAACGTGTCGACCCCTACGGCACCAGCATTGACCAGCAGTGGGACTCCAGCGTGGCCGAGGACGACCAGTGCGACAGCGATGCCGCGAACTCCGTCTAGTGCTGGCCGATGCCCGAGTCGCCAGTCCCCCGTGGATGTCACCCGAACACAGTAGGGCAAAGAGGCGGCGCGGTCCCAACTTTGGGAGCGGGACCGCGCCTGACGCTGCTTGACCGGACTCGACCCGGCCCCGCAGCGCTGAAAGTAATGAGACACCACGACCCTCCCTGATACGTCAGCGGGTCCAACGCGAGGGAGCCGCGGGGGAACATGCCACACACCACGAAAACGCGCAGGGCCTCCGCGCAATCGCCACCGCGCGGAGAGAGGTGAACAGCGTGGACTTCTCGGGCGTCCTCCAAACAGTCCTCGCAATCACCACCATCATCGGTGTAGCACTCGCCGGCCTCCAACGCGGCGTCGTCACCAACCTCCGCGAAGCCAACAAAGACCTCCGCGACCGGGCCGGCGACCTCGAAAAAGAACGCGACGAATGCGCCGCCGAAACCAAGAGACTCAAGTCCGACCTTGAAGCCCTCGGCCGCGTCGTCTCCAACGAGGTCCAAATCGCTGCGTTCGGTGAACGACTCGAGCACCACCACGAAGAGGCCAAGGGCTACTGGCGCGCCTCAACTGAGCAAGGGCAACAGATCATCGACGCACTCAGGCGTCTCCAAGGAGGCACAGGTGGATAAACGACAGCGCCCAATGTTCGGGGCCGTCGTCGGTGTCCTCGTCGGCGCCCTAGTTGTTGGCGTTCTTCTACTCATGGTCCGCACATGGTCGCTAACCGACCAGATCCGCGACAGCCAGAAGACGAACACGGGCACCCTCAACGCCTCCCAGCGGACCCTGGATGCGGTCGAGGACTGCACCCAACCATCCGGCGAATGCTTCCAACGCGGCCAGAAACGAACCGCCGCCGCAGTCGGTGACATCAACCGGGTCGTGATCCTCGCCGCCGCCTGCTCGGTAGGGCTCGACCAGCAACTGAGTGTCGCGGACCGGCAAGACCTCATCTCGAGCTGTGTCATCAACCGGCTCGCTAGCAGCCGCACCGCCGGCCCCTAGCCGGCCGTGACCTCTCGGGAGGACCGGCTGCAAGCGACGATCGACCGTCTCGCGCTCGAGTTGGCGCAAGAACGCGCCGCCAACGCGAGCCTCCGCGAAGAACTCGCAGCCACACAACGCCGCGCACGAACCTGGCGCCGGGTCGCTGAGTGGATCTACCGCGCCAACCGCACCCACGAGGAGTAGCCGTCATGGCGTACCGCTTTCAAACCAACCTTGCGCAAGCTCTCACAGCCGGCGGTCTCCACGTCATCGCCCTCGACGGTTGGAAGACCCGCGGACGCCCGTCGTCGACAGGCAACTTCACCCCGGTCGGCGTGCTCTGGCACCACACCGGCCCCGGCGTCTTCGGCCTCCGTGGCGCGCAGTGGATGGCCCGCGAGGGACGCTCGGACCTGCCCGCCCCGCTGTGCCAGTTGTCGATCGACCGCGACGGCACCGTCTACGTCCTCGCTGCCGGCCGCGCCAACCACGCAGGCAAGGCCAAGTCGTCCGGGACCGTCGCCGCTGGTGACGGCAACGCGCTCTACATCGGCGTGGAATGCATGAACTCCGGCACCGAAGGCTGGTCGAAGCCCCAGTACGACGCGATGGTGAAGACCGGTGCGGTCCTGGCGCGGATGCTCGGCACCAGCGTCCGGGCGCAGCGGGCCCACAAGGAGACCTCGGTCACCGGCAAGTGGGATCCCGGCATGCTGGACATGAACAAGTTCCGCGCCGACATTGCCGCCGTACTCGCAGCCAAGTCCGCACCGAAGCCAGCGCCCGCGAAGGTCGTCAAGAAGGCCAAGCGGATCCGGGTCGTGGGTGAGCTGACCATCGCCCACGGGAACCTGTTCAAAGACAACACCCAAAAGGGTGCGGACGTCGCGCTGCTCGACAAGCAGACCGCCCACGTCTTCGGACTCAACGAAGCCTACCGATTCCGCGACCTGCTGAAGACGTTGAAGAACTACCGCGTCATAGCACCCGGTACTGGGGCCGCACTCAACAACGTCATCCTCCTCCGCCACGACATCACCTGGCTCGGCGAAGGCTGGCGGAAGATGTGCGACAAGGTCGGCACCTCGCCGGAACGCACCGCCACCTGGGCCCTCTACCAACACGCCGGCCACAAATGGGCACACATCCAAACCCACACCAACGCCCACATCGAAGACGCCGGGAAACCCCGCAACCTCCCGCGGGTCGCGCAGGACATCATCCACATGCGGCGGCTGACCGCACTCGTCAAAGAACTCCGCGCACAGGGCTACCGGGTCACCATCGCAGGCGACTTCAACTGGCACTGGAAGGTCGGCAAGGTGTGGACGTGGGCGCCGCGGGCCATGTTCGCGCGCCTCGGGATGCGCTCCAACTGGATCACGCCATCTGCCCCCACAGGCGGCTCCCTCGGCTCCCGACGCATCGACTACCTCGCCCACGACGACGCTGACTTGCGTATCGCCAGCCAACACATCATCAGCGGCGAACACTCCGACCACCGCTGGCTATCAGTCACCTACCGCGTCGTCGCCTGACCAAAGGGAGAACCCCCATGTTCACACGCGCCTTTCTGGTCGCCAGCCTCGAGCGAGCCGTCAAGACCGCCGCACAGTCCGCGCTCCTCGTCTTCGGTGCCGACCAAATCAACGCCCTCCACGCCAACTGGGTCGACGTCGGAGGGTTCGCGGCCGGCGGGTTCGTCCTGTCACTCCTAACTTCCATCGCCAGCTCGGGCGTCGGTGGTGTTGGCCCCTCGGTGGCCAACGAAGTCACATCCCCACCCGCACCCGCCATAGGAGACTGACCTTGCCCGTGACCGACCCGCACCTGATCAAGTGGTGGCAGCGACTCCTCGACCGGCTGATCCGACTACTCAACCGGTCCTAACCTGAACTCGACACAGGTAAGCCCCTCGTCTGCTACGGCAGGCGAGGGGCTTTCTGCGTTTCAGGCGTGGACGTTGCGGACGTGCCATGCCGCGAACAGGCCAGAGACGGGTCCCATGTCGTGTTCGTGAGGACCTTCACCGCAGGTGTAGACAGTCACGGAGCTGAGGTCGTTGGGGTCCACCGACAGGTCGATCCAGTCGTAGAACGCACCCCACTTGTCCGCACAGATCGGGTAGCCAGCAAGAACCAGATCGTCGTAAAGAGACGGGCTGTCCTGCCACCAGCACTCGGTGTCGCCATCCGTGGCCAGCATCTCGACCTCACCGGAGGGCTTCACGAAGAACCCTTGTCGCTGAACCGTCTCGCTCATGGCTTCCACTCTTCGCGGTAGTCCGGGTGGTCGGCGTAAGGCAGAGCGAGGAAGCGGAGCGATGCCGTAGCCGCGGCCTCTAGCGTCGACTGAACGATAAAGCGGTCCCTGTCATAGTCGACGGCGGGCGACAACTCCTCCACAATTCGCCGCTTCGCCTCACACTCGGCCAGCACACGGCTTGAGAAGGCGGCACGCCCTGCGCTGTCCACCCCGTACTCAAGGGCCAGCCACTGCGGTTCGCGCGCCGCCACCTCATCCTCGGCGATGCGGGCCAGCAGGAACTCAGTCAGCGTCACGACGGGTCGCTCCTCTCGCAGCAGGTACAGCAGTCGGGCTTGGGTGGCCCGTAGGCGTGTGCGCATCCGGTGCAGTGGTAGGTGCAGGCGCAGTCGGCTGTACCGTGCAGACCACACCAGCGGCGGCTCATGGCTTCCACTCTTCGCGGTAGGGCGCGAAGACCTCGGAATAGTTCGATCGCGAGGTAACCAGTCCCGCGAATCCGCGAGACCAGCCCCGCGAATCCGCGGGTAGCCACGCCTCTTCGGTCATCGGGACTCCTCGGTGAGTGCGCCAGCGCGGTCGAAGTGCGCAGCGAACGAGTCCTCTACGAGGCTGGCGATGTGGTCGCCCCGTTGCGTCCGCACGTCCTGCACGACCAACTCGGCAGCAGTACGGAACACCCTGGCGAGGGTGGACGGGTCACGCACCACACCAGCCAAGGCGTCGGCCTGGTGGTCAATCGCGGAGTCCGAGAATCCGAACTTGAGACCGCAAGCACACCGCCACTCGCCTCGAATGGGGGTCGGGTCCTCAAAGTCGTGCCACATGACGAAGTGGTCAGCCAACACCGCCCGGAGCGTGTCGCGGGTGGCGAGCTGGGGCGCGGTCGTGTCGGTCATCGGGTCACCTTCTCATCTGCCGACACGCGCTGCGCCGGGATCTGCCACGCGTAACACTCCCGATGCCACGCGTGCTGCACGAAGCTGACCGACCGGACCACAGCCAGGCCAGCAGGAATCGGGTGGTGGCATTCAGTGCAGTTCATGGTGTCTCCCCGTGTAGCGACTCGGACACAGTGTTGGACACAGTCCCGAAGGACCAGCCTCGCTACTGTGTGGCTATCGCCGCAGGTCAGACGCCATTTTGAGGTGGTGCCCCCGGCAGGATTCGAACCTGCGACGCACGGTTTAGGAAACCGTGTGTGCTACGATACACACTAGAGGGTCTGAGCGCAACACCGCAGGTCAGGCCGCTTTTACCGGGTCTCACAGTAGCGTGCGATACGCTCCCGTAGGACACAGTTAAGTCACACGAAGGGGGATCGCGGGTGCGGCGAACAAAAGGAACGGGGACGGTTCACCAACGGTCTTCGGACGGTCTATGGGTGGCGCGGGTCCCGCTGCCATCGGAGCGCGGAGAGCCACGCAAGCGGAAGGTCTTCTACGGGAAGACCGAAGCCGCTGTGTCGGCGAAACTCGACGCGTGGCATGCCGAGCACCCGCCTCGCGAGCTCAACCTCAGCACCCGTGACGTCCACTTACGGAACGCTCGCGAACTCGGAACCCACACCCACAAGGAGTGGCGCGCGAAGGTGGCCGCGCTGCCGCTGGTCGCGCCGTACCGCGTCGCCTGTTACTACTGCGAGGAGCCCGTCCACATCATGCAGGTCGAGAAGGACCACTACATCCCCGTGAGCCGTGGCGGCTCGGACGGACTCGACAACCTCGTCGCGACGTGTCGCCGCTGCAACCGCGACAAGGCGACCCTGACGGGTGACGAGTACCTGGCCTACATCGGCCGCCGATCTTGGGAGGGAATCGCATGACGCTGCCCGAGGAGCACCGCCCGTGAGCCCGAAGCGCCGCCAACGCGGCGAAGGTTCCGTCTACCAGCGCGCCGAGGACGGCCTATGGGTGGCCCGTATCGACTTGGGGGTGGTGGACGGGAAACGCCGCCGGAAACAAGTCACCGCGAAAACCCAGAAGGAAGTCGTCCAGAAGTTGCGGGCCGCCAGGAAGGCGATCGACGCAGGCGACACCAACACCGCCGGCACCACCCTCACCTCATGGCTGACGTACTGGCTCGAGCAGGTCTGCCCCGGCAAGCCGCGGATGAAGCCGAAGACGCTGCGCACGTACCGGTCCTATGTGGAGCGGTACATCATCCCCGCGCTCGGAGCCAAGCGCCTCGACAAGCTCACCGCCGCCGACGTCCGCGCCCTCCACCGCCACATCCTCACCCAAACCCGGCAGGTCAAGGGCAAGGACGTACCTCTGTCCCCGACCACGGCACACCACGCCCACCGGATCCTCGGCACCGCGTTGAACGACGCCATGCGCGACGGGAAAGTCACCCGCAACGTGGTCACCCTCGTCCCTGCGCCACCCAAGGCCGCCGTCCCACAAGACGCACTCACCCTCAACCAGTTCGCCGCGTTGATGCGACACCTCGACGGCCACCGCCTCCAATCCCGCTGGGCATTCGGCCTCTTCACCGGAGCCAGACAAGGGGAGTGCCTAGGACTCACCTGGCAACACCTCGACCTCACCAACGGCATCGCCGACCTCGCCTGGCAACTCCAGCGCATCCCCTACCGACACGGATGCGCCGACAAACCCACCGCGGGGGAGTGGCCCTGCGGACGGAAACGCGGCGACCGCTGCACTGAGAAGGAACTCGACGTCCAACCCGGCTTCGAATACCGACAGCTCGACGGGAACCTCTGCCTACAGCGGCCGAAGACGAAGGGCAGCACCCGCGTCATCCCGCTACCCGGCCCACTCCTCATCGCGCTCAAGGAACGCCGCGCCCTCTACGAACAAGAACGCCGCAACTACACCACCGACCACGGACTCGTCTGGGCACGCGAAGACGGCCGCCCGATCGATGGACGCGTCGACTGGGCCGAATGGCGCGACATGCTCGAAACCCTCGAGCTCGTCCACATGAAGCTCCACGTCGCACGCCACACCGCAGCCTCGTTGTTGATGGCCCTCGGCGTTCCGGAAGACGTCCGCATGGCCATCATGGGCCACAACGAATCCGCCACACAAAGACGCTACGCACACCTCGACATGGGCACCGCGAGAGCCGCAATGGAAACCTACGGGGCCGCGGTGGCCGAGCTGCTTTAGGTCACACGATCTCAGCAAGCATTCTCGAGAGCGTCACGTTGTCGAGAACCCGCTCTGACCCGGCGCACGCCCCCTGGGTCGGGACGACCCTGTGGACCTCATCCAAGCCACGGAGCCCCGCCCACGACCTCTCCAACACGTCAGCCATGCCCGCCGGCGAGAGATACCGGAACGACGCCCGGAAGTACACGACGCAATCCGCGGCGTCCTCGATCAACACATAGTCATGCCCAGGCGGCATCTCAGCATCCGGCACGAAACGAACCCTGTACGACATATACCGAGAACCCCCAGTTCTGCAGCTCTCCCTCAAGGTGCTGCTCTGGTTGGTAACCGTAGGTGCCACCACCCACGGTTCTTACGCCACCCTTGCATAAGACAGGAACCGTTACCGTTCCGTCTATAGGGTCGGGGCACAAAAATGGACCCTAAAGTCCATCATCCGGACTAGCGGAACTCCGCCGAAGACGCTCCGCCGCCTCAATCAGAGCCTCCAAGTTCTCGACAGGCCCCTCAACAACCACCGCCCCATTCCCCAGACGGATCACCACAGTCGGCGACGGAACTGGCGACGCCGGCCCCTCCGCGACCATCCCCTCCTCGTCCGCCCCCGTCTCCTCCTCGAAGTCGTCGAACCACTTCTCAAGCTTCGAATACGTCAGATCAGACGCCTTCCCCGCCTCGGCCGCGTCGATCGCATCCCTAGACATCCTCGATGCGCGATGCAACTGGGACACAGACATGCCATGTCTCAGCCGCCGCTGTCGTAGTAGGTCCCCTCGTGTTTCGGTCACACCGTCGAATCTTGCCGCATCAGCAACTTCCAACATGTCATCCCACCCCTTGTGTCCCCGCCTATGTGACCACGAGGAGGCGGGGGTGGCCAGGTAAATACGTCTCTCTACGTAAAATCCATGAGGAATCTGCGGAGTGTTGCGGGTTTCTGTCGGAACCTTCGGGTATGTTTCGGTACAACACCCGGCAGTACTCGACAGAACGGGGCGAACCCTTCCATGAGTGACAGCGACGGCATCGAGCCGATCTTCATCTCCGTCAAAGAGGCCGCGAAAGCCCTCGGCATCTCCCTCTGGGCTGCATACCAGCTCCTCGACGACGAGGCCCGACCGATCGACTCCCGCTACAAGGGCAGCCGCCGCCTCGTCTCCGTGAAGTCCCTCCGCGAGTACGCAGAGAACCTTCCCACCGAACGCCCCCAGGCCGACGCCTCCTGAGCCGGCGCAGTCCGTCCCCCCTCCCTGGCGGGCTGCGTCTCTAAGCCTGGTCGGTCCGTTCTTCCCCGGCGGACCGGCCAGCCACCACCTAGCAACGAGAGAACCCGCCTCTAAGCCGGATCAGGGCGAGGCGGGCACTAACAGAAGGGTACGACATGGATGACATCCTCTGCGCGAAGTGCGGGCGGGATAACCGCCACAACACGCACGCGGCGCTGGAAATGACTGGGCACCTCGGACACTCATTCACCCCGCCCGCCGTGATTGACGCGGCGCACCTCGAGGCCCAGCGCGATTGGTCTGAGGCGACCTTCGGCCCCGGCGACCGACTCCTCGGCGTGCTTGATCACATCCGCAAGGAGCTCGGCGAGATCGAAGAGAACCCCACTGACGTCTCCGAGTGGGTCGACGTCATCATCCTCGCCTTTGATGGCGCGTGGCGGGCGGGCTGGGAACCGCAGGAGATCATCGACGCGATCAAGGCCAAGCAGGCGAAGAACGAGGCCCGCACCTGGCCGAACTGGCGCACCATGAGCGCCGACAAAGCCATTGAGCACGTTCGCCTGGACGGTGTGGCGTGAGTGCCCTGAGGCGGGTGACGGACAGCGAGTTTGAGTCGCTGGTTCAGCGGCTTCCGAACCCGGTGGTCACGTCGAACGGTGGCGACAAGTTCCTGACGGTCGGCACGGTCACCTATGTCACGGCCCTCATCACCAAGGCAGCCGGACGATGAACGCCTACGAGCCGGGAACCGTGGCGGTTGCGACCGTCAAGGGCGTCAAGGGCGTGCGAGTGGTGCGCGGCGAGGGCCTCTTCGCCGACAAGTGGTACGCCAACCGCCCGGTGGCGGGTAGCGATACGTCCTTCTATGACGCTGTGGTCACCGACGTCCGCCCGCTCGTGGTGCTGGACATCGAGCAGGCGTATGGCTGCTGGGCCGAGAAACGCGACCCGGCCCTGATCGTTGCGCGCCTCCGTAACACTCGCAGCGTCGCGGCCCTTGCTATCGCTGACCAGATCGAGGAGCAGACCCGCCCATCGAAGCCCGAGGAGCCGACCGGCCTAGGTGCCGTGGTCGAGGACGAAGACGGCAGCGTGCTCGTCCGGCTCGGTGACAGCGACCATCCCTGGCAGGTCGTTGAAGGCGGCTCGCGTTGGCACTGGGACGCCATCGACGTCGCCCGCGTGGTCTCCGAGGGCGTGACCCTGTGACCGCGTTGAGTGTTGCTGGGGACCGGTTCGTTACGGCCCTCATCTGGGGTGGCCCGTTCCTAGCCGGTGGGGTCCTGGTCGCGATCGTCTGCTTGTGGGTTGCGGGTCTCGTGGAGCTCGCCAACACGGACGTCACCTACACGCCGGCCCCGGACACGCAGGTTGACGCCGAGACGCGGGATGCCGCATGAGCGGGGGCACGCCCCAGGCCAGCGACCTGCGGGAGCGGGCAATAGCAGCCGTGCAAGCACTGGAAGCCGTTGAGGCAGATCCGACCGTCGAGCAGTACGTCGACGCCCTGCTGCCCGTCATCGACCAGGAGATCGCGGTGGAGCGCCAACGGATTGTCGAAGCCATCTCCACCGAATGCAGTTACGGCCACGCCGCCAAGGGCAACGGCGCGATGTTTCGCCGTGGACTGAACCACGCACTCCGCATAGTCCAGGACGGTGCCGCATGAGCCGCCCCAAGCTCCTCGAGCTCTACGGCTGCGAAGGTGGCTGCCACAAGGGCTACACCGACGCCGGCTGGGACGTCTACTGCGTCGACCTGTTCGAGTACTACGACAGCAACGGCAAACGCGCAGGCTTCTCCCAGAAGCGCTACCCCGGCCCGTCATACAAGGGCGACGCCATCCTCGCGCTCACCATGCTCCTGGCAGGCGAGAAACTGCCCTTCACCCACAAAGACGGCACAGTCGAATGGCTCGCCCTCGCCGACTTCGAAGCCGCCCACGCCTCATGCCCCTGCCAGCACGCATCAGCCGGCACCAGGGCACTCCGCGTCGACGGCAAGCAGTACGTCGCGCTCATCGAGCCGACCCGCTGGCTGTTGCAGCAGACCGGCCTCCCCTGGGTTCTGGAGAACGTCAAGGGTGCCGCGCTCCGCAACCCGATGATGCTTTGCGGGTCGATGTTCGGGCTGGGCACCAACGACGAGGACGGGCTGCCGCTGCGGCTCGAACGTCACCGCCTGTTCGAGTCCAACACTGCTCTCTACCCGCCTGGCCCGTGCAACCACGACCCGAACGTTTGGGTGGCTGGGGTGTACGGCGGTGGCCGGGGACGCAAGCCGGGACAGACCGCGGCGGAGCATCGTGCCGCCTGCAAGTTCGACCGCAAGGGCGGTTACGTCCCTAAGTCGCTTGAGGTGCAGCAGCGGCTGCTCGGCATCGACTGGATGACGAAGCGTGGCATGGCTCAGGCCGTGCCCCCGATCTTCGCCGAGTGGATCGGCACCCAACTTCTCGACCACATCCAGACGACGGAGGTGGCCGCATGAGCGACTTTCACACGTCCCTCGACGCCGCACTGCACCGCGTGAACCCGTTGTTGCCGGGCGACGAGTCCGACTACTGCCCCGTTTGTGGCTGCCGTTTGCGTGACAACCGCCTGTCCGAGCTCAAGGTCTGTCCGTTCGCGCCGCACGAGGAGCCCGCCGCATGAGCGTCCACTACAGCCACTTCGTCGACATCGACGGCTACGGCGACACCTGCCTGTTCCGTGTCTACAACGGCGCACCCGAAACCCCAGTCGCGGTCCTCCGGTTGATCGACCTGCCCGAAACGGCCAGGTTCCTGTGGCCCCTCATCGTCGACGCGGTGACCGCATGAGCGCCCGCGAGTGCCCCGACTGCGGGGCCACGGGAAGCGACCTTCACCACTGCGTCTGGGACGGCCTCGTGTGCCTCGTCTGTGGCTGGGAGGAGAACCCACTGTGATCCGCCTCGAGATCAACGCGCCCGACGAGCCGCTGACAAGCAACCAGCGCCTACACCACCACGTCCGCGCGGAACGAACCCGGAATTGGCGTCTGCGTACCGCGATCCTGGCCCGCAAGGTCAAGCCGATGGACCACGCACACGTCACCTACTGGGTACATGCGACCACCAACAGGCGCCGCGACGTCGCCAACTTCTACCCCACGGTCAAGGCGTGTCTCGACGGGATCGTGGACGCCGGCGTGTTGCCGGATGACGACGACAAGCACGTCGTTGGACCGGATCCGCGGGCTGGGGAGAAGTCGCCGGGCGGCCTGTGGATTGAGCTTCTTCTGGACCCGGACTGCGACTGCGGTTCGTGCGTCGACACATTCATCACTAGGGGGGAAACAGCATGACCGCATCAGACCGTTACAACATCGTCCGGGAGAACGCCCAACGGGGCCTCAAGTTCTACCCCGCCTCACACCGCTACAAGCTCGACGGCGCATGGGTGCCCGGCGTGACCACGATTCTCGGGAAGGGCATCGCTAAGCCGTTCCTGATCGACTGGGCTGCCCGCGAGGTCGCCCGGTTCGCAGCCGACAACCTCGAGATCCTGAACGCGCTCGACGACGGCGACGCCCGCTACGACCTGTTGAAGACGGCGCACAACCGTCACCGCGACAAGGCCGCGGTCCGCGGCACCGACGTCCACGCGCTCGCTGAGGAACTGCTCCACGGCCGCGAGGCTGAGATCCCAGAGCACCTGGCTGGCTACGTCGAGGGCTACGTCCGGTTCCTCGACGAGTGGCAGCCGACCCCTGTCGTCACGGAGCGTCCGTGTGCGTCGCGCGCCAACTGGTACGCCGGCACCCCTGACGCGATCGTGACCCTGCCCGACGGGGAGCGGCTGCTCATGGATTGGAAGACCGGCAAGAACGTCTACGGCGAGGTCGCGTTGCAGCTCGCGGCCTACCGCAACGCCGAGTTCTACGTCGACGAGGACGGCACTGAGCAGCCGATGCCCGAGGTTGACGGGCTCGCCGTCGTCCACGTCACACCGACCGGGACCGACGTGTTCCGCATCGCCGACCCCGACCTTGCTTGGAAGCAGTTCCGGCACGTCGCCTGGGTCGCCTCGCAAGTCAACGCCATCAAGGACCAGATCGGCGCCGTGTCCGCGGCGCCCACCGCAACGGGGAGTGCCGCATGACCATCGCCACCTACGAGCCGACCACCGACCTCGTCACCACCACCTCTCAGGACCCGACCGGGGGCCGCCTGGTCGCCTGGGCCGAGTCCCTGTCCGCTGCGCACCAGCTCGCGTCTGCGTTGTGCCGGACGTCGTTCGTGCCGAAGCACTTCGCGGGCAAGCCGGAAGAGGCCGCCGCCGCCCTCATGCTGGGCGACGAGCTCGGCCTCACCCCGGTCTCTGCGCTGCGTTCCATCTTTGTCATCTCTGGCACGCCTGGTCTGTACGCGAAGACGATGGTCGCGCTCGTGCAGTCGCGCGGTCATCAGGTGTGGACCGAGACGGACACCGCATCGAAGGTCGTCGTCTGTGGCCAGCGTGCGGGCAGCGAGCACGTCGAGCGGGTGGAGTGGACCCTCGACCGGGCCCGCCGCGCCGGGTACACGAACAACAAGAAGTACGAGACCGACCCGCAGGCGATGCTCTACGCCCGCGCTGCCTCGGATGTGTGCCGAAAGATCGCTGCCGATGTCCTGGCGGGTGTGCCGCACACGGTTGAAGAGTTGGAGCTTGAGCAGCCCGTGAAGTCGACGCGGAAGGTGCAGCGGGCTATCGCGCCGGCCGCGCCGGAGCCGGACCTCGACGAGTTGGCCGAGCCCGTCCGTCACGCCGACGAGGTGCCGGTCGTCGAGGGTGGCGAGACGCCGCAGAAGGACGAGGTGATCACTCCCGCGCAGGTCAAGAAGATGGCGACCAGCATGGGTGAGCTCGGCATGACCGACCGGAAGATGGCGCTCGCTTACGTCGCCGACGTCATCGGCCGCGAGGTGGAGTCCCGCAACGACCTCACGAAGTCCGAGGCCCACAAGGTGATCGACGCGCTCGAGCGTGACCTCGCCGGTCAGGCGCCCGCCCCTGCTGAGCCGGAGCTGGACCAGTGAGGGGCGAGGACACGTGGAGCCGCACTGAGGCTGACGCGGGTAGGGCCGAGTTCTGGCGCAGCATCGACGACTACGACGACACCCCGACCGCGTCTGATCTTGCTGCGGACGCTGAGTTGGATGCGTTTGAGGCCAGGTTGCGGGAACACGACGAAGCGAACGCCGCATGAACACCGACCGCGAGAACCGCGCATGGGTGTTCATTGGCCGCCTGGTCGTCGCCGTGATCTGGGACGCCCTCGACCCACTGTTCCGCCTCGCCGACCGCACCGTCACCCGATTCGCGAACGAGACCAACGAGGACCCCGAATGAACCCCTACGCCGCACCCATCGACACCACCAAGCCCGAGGCCCGTCCCGCATGTGACGGCGACTGGCACCCGTTCTGGGAACTCATCGACCGCCCCAACAACGCCCTCCTCGCCAACCACCTCGCCGACCGCTATTGCGGCACCTGCCCTCTCGGCGACACCTGCCTCATGGTTACCCGCGACGGCGACGAGAACTGGGCCCCCGCCGCCTACACGATCCGCCAGCAGCTCGCCATCATCAACCGCAAGCAGGCCGCCGATGCTGCCTGACGACCCACGCCACGGCACCTACGCGGGGTCCATCGCGCACGCCATCTCCAAGACCCCGACGTGTGAGCCATGCCGGACAGCGGGTGCGGACTATCACCGCAACCGACGTGCGCGCATCTACCTCGCCAAAGGACCACTCGAGGTCGACGCAACCGGCACCTACCGACGCATCGAAGCCCTCATGGCACTCGGCTGGTCCCTCCGGACGATCGCCGCCGAAATCGACAAGCACATGGCCTATCCGTCGAAGCTCCTCCGCACCCGCACCCCCACGATCCACCGCTCCACGGCCCTCGCCATCGCGGACGCCTACGACAGGCTCTCTATGAAGATCCCGCCCGACAGTCCCTACAAGACGCGGAACCTTCGCTACGCCAAGCGTGCAGGTCTGGCCCCTCCGCTCGCATGGGATGACAGCACCATCGACGACCCCGAAGCGAAACCAGCCGGCATGGGCCCGGACGCCAACCACGCCCTCACCCGCGCGGACGAACTGCAGCACCTGGCTCACATCGGGGAGACGTTGGAGATGGCATGCACGAAACTCGGAATCAGCCGCGACTTGCTGTGGCGGTGGTGCCGACGCAACGGCCACCGCGACCTTTATGAACGCCTCGCACAACGTCCCGAGTCCCTGGTTCCCGCAATGGCCGCGGACGACCCACGCCACGGAACCGTCAACGGCTACCTAAACCAAGGGTGCCGCTGCGACGACTGCCGTGCAGCCGGGACGGCCGACCGGATGGCCCGGAAACGACGCGCAGCGGAGAAGGTGGCCGCATGAGTTTCGCCAACCCTGTAACGGGATTCTCGGGCGTGTCGCAGGCAGAAATCTGCGATAATGGACGCACAAATAAAGACGGCCCGGCAGGTGCGCTAACACCTGGGCTCCGGGCCTCGACCCGCACCACCTGGATGAGAGGAAGTGCTAGCCGTGGCTGACATTATGCCACCCGCTGCCCCAAGCGCGCAGCCCCCCCGCAGGATCCAACGCAAGCGCACGAAGGGCTGGCGGATGCCCGAGGGTGCCGTATACGTCGGACGCCCGAGCACCTGGGGCAACCCGTACCGACGTAGCGACCCAGCACTGGCTGTCGCCCTCTTTCGCGACCTGCTCGCGCGAGCGCCTGTGGCCGATGGCTCTTGGGCGCGAGCCAAGCGCGGAGAGACGGTCTACGACACCATCCGCCGCGAGCTGGCTGGTCGCGACCTCGCTTGCTGGTGCCCGCTCGACAAGCCCTGCCACGCCGACGTGCTCCTTGAGATCGCCAACGACGGCGGTGCTGCCTGATGGCTAACTCAACACCGACGCCCTATGGCTTCACCTGGGGACCGATGGCGGTGACTCGCATCATGGAGTACCGCGGTCGGCGCGTGCTAGGCATCGAGACTCACCGCCGAAAGGTAGAGGTGCACGTTTCCCCAAAGGGCGATCGCGTGCGCGTGTGGATCGACGGCGAGGAAGTGACCTGATGCCGACGAAGGATCCGCGTCAGTACGCACGGATGGCCGTCGACCTGCCATCAAACCGGAAGCTTGCCGGGGCCCCAGCGCACGCCAAATGGCTCTCGGTGGTCGGCATCCTCTGGTCCACGCAGAACCTCACTGATGGGCAGGTCGATCCGGCCGTGATGGCAGCGGTGGCGAAGGTGCCGGCGCGTCACGTCCGCGACCTCGTCAACCGGGGGGTGTGGCACGAGCAGGGACACCAATGCCCCGACTGTTCACAGCCGGTAGTCGCGGACGAGGTGACCATTCACCACTACGAGAAGCACCAGGACAGCGCCGAGACGGTGCGTCGCAACAGGGACGAGAAGGCGAAGTCGGGCCGGCTCGCCAATCATCTCCGATGGAAGCACGTCGGCCCGATCGAGGAGTGCCCCAAGTGCAACGACTGAGCATCCCGTTTGGGATCCCGTTTGGGAGTCCCATCCGGACATCCCAAGTGGGATCCCAAAGCGGGGAGTCCCGTAACAGCAACAGTAGACATTTCCGCTGCGCTTTTGCTTGTGGTTCCTCGATGGCTGAGATTTCCACGCATCCTCAGTCCCCACCAGCGAACCGAGGCGATGCCAGCGCCGCTCCGCGGCCAGAGGTATCCCGATGACCGAGCCGATGCGTTGCCCGTACTCGGGGCTGACGGTGCTGTCCTGCAAGGTGTCGGACCTCTGTGACTGCTTCGAGTTCCCAGAAGCGGATGCCCGCGCGGTCGAGATTCTGAATGCGCGGGACCAGAGATGTTGAGCCGGGAGCAGGCGCAGGCACTCACCCGCTGCGTCCACATGTTGCGGCCGGCGTGGAACGAGGAAGGCATCTACGCCGCACTCCGACAAGTCGCCAACCGTGACCCGTTCGAGGTCGCGTTAGCAGCGATCCGGGCAGCGAAAGACCAGTCGGCGCGCACACCCGGCGTCATCCCGGCGGGCCCGCATTGGAACGAGCTCCCACCCACGGCCCCCAAGCCTCCGACGCTCTCCCGTGCTGAACGACGCGCTAGGACCTGCGACAACTGCGGACGACTCGACGGCTGCACACCATCCTGCCCCGGCTTCACACCACTCGCCCACGCAACCCAACACCGTTCGCAAGCACCCACCGGACTACGCACCCACATCCAACCCACCGTCACATTCAGCACCGAGGAGACCGCATGAGCCACCTGAACTACGAGAAAGACCGGCTCGCCGAATGGCGCGAGTACGTCGGGCAGCAAGTCATGTTCGCAATGACCTGCACCCACGACGGAGACGAGTTCGGCCAACGGGCGGTCTGCGTGACCTGTTTCGCCAACACTCAGCGCATCGGGGCGCTGGTAGAGCGCCTAGCGGCCCTGGCCTGGGATCAAGGGCGAGATGCAGAGCGGCGGGACTGGGAGTTAACCGCTGACCTCTCAGCGCCCGACGAGGGGCGTCAGCCGCGGGCCAACCCGTACCGCGCCCTGCCGCCCTTTGTGGCCGCAAGTGATGCGAAGGGGGAGAAGTGCGCCGCTGCTTACCACGACGAGACCGACCACGCCAGCGCCGACTCGAGGAGGCCGCATGAGTGAGACCACGCCCGAGACGAGCGACCTGCGGGAGAAGCTGTCTGAGGTGCTGCTGCACGCGGAGCAGGTGCGACGGCGGTGGCCGACGTGCCCACTCGATGACGTGATCGACCCCGACCTATACCGCGGCATGGCCGACGCCATGCTGCCCGTCGTGGCGCAGGAAATCGCAGCGGCCGAACAGCGGGGGCGAGAGGCGGGCGCACAGGAGCAGCGAGGTCGGATTGAGGCCACCCTGCTCCAGATGGTCGAGTGGCGCGACCTTATGCCCAGGACGCGCGAAAACCATACCTACGCCAACGGCAGGCATGACGGCGTGAACACGGTGGCACGGGTCATTCGCGCCGCCCTGGCCAAGCCCGCACCAGAGGATCACCCGTGACCCGCTGGATCGTCGACTACGGGACCCCATTCCCCGGCTACCGGATCTTCACCGACCACGCACAAGCCATCGAATTCGCCACGACCGCAGTAGCAGACGAACAACCAACCATCACCCAACTCGACTCGACCGAGGAGCAGGCATGAGCATCGAACGACAGGTTGCGCGCTACATGGCAGACGTTGCCGACGCGATCCAGAACGTCAAGACAGGCGAAACGACCTACGGCGAGTTCTACGTCTCGTCCGTCTCGATCGGCTTCGACGGCGAAGACACCGGTTACCGGATCATCCCCAACGAGCACGGCGACTACGACATCGCCGAGGAGACCAAGTGAACGCCGAGCAGACGTGTCGCTGCGGCCGACCCACCCAAGACCAGTTCGTCTGCGACGACTGCACCAACACCCTCGCCGTCGCACTCGGTGAAATCCCCTGGCTCGAGCAGGAACTCGAAACCACCACCACCCGCACCCGCGGCGTCGACTACCGCACCAAAGGCGGCACCCCCAGCACCGAACGCCCCAGCCCCGTCGCCTGGTCCGCTAGCGACGCTAGGACCAACCTCCACGGCTTCCTCACAGCATGGGTCCGCTACTGCCACGAGCACGACATCCGCAACAGCTCACCCCAACGCGGACTGCCCGCCGAGAACCTGACCGCCATGTCCAAGTGGCTCCTCTGGCGCGTCGACGGCCTCGCCCTCGACACCCACGGACCCGCCGCCGTCGAACAAATCACCGCTGCCGTCAACAAAGGCAAACGGCTCATCGACAACCCGCCCGAAAAGATGTACGCCGGCCGCTGCGGCTACGAAACCCCCGACGCCACCTGCCCCAACGAGCTCTACGTCAAAATCGGCGCCAAAATCGTCCGCTGCACAACCTGCGGGACTGAGTGGGATGTTCCCGAACGCCGCACCTGGCTCCTCGCCGAAGCCGAAGAAGTCCTCGCCACCGCCGTCGAAATCAGCCGCGCCGTCTCCTGGCTCGGTACCGAACCGTTGAACGCGGCCACCGTCCGCAAATGGGCCTCTAGGGGCCGACTCCCCGCACACGGCCACGACCGCACAGGACGCCCGTTGTACCGGGTCGGCGACGCCATCGACCTCCTCAGCGGAGCAGTCACGAAGGGGAGTGCAGCATGAACGCGCTCGTCTGGGCAGCGTTGTCCATTGCGGCAGTCCTCCTCGCTGAACGGGCGGACAACCAACCCGGCCGCGTCATCCTTGGTCTGTTCGCCTGCTTCCTGTTCGTTGCTGGCGTGTGCTCGGCGCCGTGGGGAGGACTGCTCTCGTGACCCCCTACTACGCCGACGACACGGTCACCCTCTACCACGGTGACTGTCGCGAGGTAGCCGAATGGCTCGACGCAGACGTCCTCGTCACCGACCCCCCCTATGGCATCGGCTGGTCTAAGGGAGCGTGGGCTAAGTCGGTCGCGAAGAGCGGCACTAGTGGGATCGAGGGGGACTCGGACACCTCCGCTCGGAATGCAGTCCTCGCCACTTGGGGCGATCGGCCGGCACTCGTGTTTGGCTCGCTGCGCGCGGAATACCCAGCAGGGTGGAGTCGGATGCTGGTTTTTGAGAAGCCGACCGTTGGGGCCGGACTGTTCGGGCAGCGCGTGCCGTGGCTCGCCAATTGGGAACCGATCTTCTTGCTTGGCGCGTGGCCTGAGCAGACCCCAACGCGCAGCGCCGTCGTCAAGACCCGGTGGGCGTCAGCTTCGGGTTACAGCGGGTACACCACGAAGGCGGGGCATCCGCACGCCAAGCCTCTCGACGTGATGGAGGCGCTAATCGCAGCGTGTCCCCCGGGCACCATCGCAGACCCGTTCGCTGGCAGCGGGTCTACCCTCATGGCCGCTAAGCAGCTCGGCCGTAAGGCGATCGGCGTCGAGATCGACGAACGCTACTGCGAAGTCATCGCCAAGCGTCTCTGCCAGGACGTTCTCGACTTCGGGGGAGCGGCCTAAGTAAAGACGACACGCCATAGCACAGATCGGTTTGCATAACAAGACCCGGTCTGTCACACTGACGTATGTCATCGTCGCAAGAGGTGGCAGAAGCAGAAACCCCGGCCAACACGGCACGGGGTTTCTTGCATGAAACGAACTCTCGGGCCACATCCTCCCCGCTCATCCGCACGGGTCCGCGGGGAAGCCAACCTTCCACGTTCGGCCCACGGGTACGGGAACGTGGGCCACCCGGAGCCGTCGTGACACCGGGCGCACAGGACACGGCGGCTAACCGGAGGTCACCCATGGTTGCTGTAGTCAGCATCGACGAAGACGGCGCCGTGTGCGTCACCATCGACTCTGAGGGCGACGAAGACATCGCCCTCCGCGGCCTCGCGTTGGATGACATGCTCGACCGGGCGAAGAAGACCGCGCTCGAGACGTGGATGCAGCTCCGCACCGAGACCGAGACCGGCGAGTGACATGCCACCTTCCGTCATGGTCCACGCGACCCCGGACAGCAGCCGCGAAGAGCTAGAGGTCTGCCTGTCGTATCTGGTCGACCAGGCCAAGCTTGAAGCCCGCAGAGGGTTCGCCGGCATCTACGGCGCACGCTACGCAGCCTTGCACGCCAACATCGACATGCTCCTCGCATCGTGGCAGCAGGCGCCTGACGTGGTCCTCGGGGCCGACTGATGAGCGAAACCATCGTGTTGAAACACTGCGGGACCTGCATCGAGGCAGACGAACCCTGCCCCTGCTGCCCCGTCTGCGGCGTCTACGTGAGCCCACCCCAGTTCGACTAGCAGCACCCCCTTCCACGCCGCGACGCCCACGCCACCCGGCCTGCGCGTCCCGCCGAACAGAGGACCCCGCTATGGCACTGGCCGACATTGAAGCCGACCTCACTTCAGAGGTCCCCTGGCGCACATGCGCGGTGTGCCATCACCTCGCCGAACGCGACGCCGAATGGGGTGCACGTCTTCGGCGGCTCCTCGCCAACAAGGGCGTCAAGTTCAAGGAACTCGCAGCCAAGATGGCCGCTGACCCTGACGAGCCGACGATCGAGTGGGCTGCTCTCTCTCGGCATGCCCGCGCCGGCTGCTCCGCTAAGGAGCGTCTGCGATGAGCCTCGCTGAGATCGAAGCCGACTTCTCCGCCCGCCTCAACGCCCCCAAGCAAACCGTCCTCACCCTAGACATCGAACGACTCCCCGGACGAGCCCGCCACCAACACCGCGGCCTCACCATCGAAGGCGACTTCTGGGACCTCGGCTCCTGGAAACACATCCTCGGCTACCGCATCCCACCCGACTCCGTCATCGAATGGCCCCGCACCATCTGCGCCGCCTGGCAGTTCTACGGCACCAAACGCGTCGAGTTCGCCTCCGAATGGGACGACGGCCGCGAAGAAATGCTCCGCCGAACCTGGGAAGCCTACGACCAAGCCGACCTCCTCTACGGCCACAACGTCGACCGGTTCGACACCAAGAACCTCAACGCCGAATGGTTGACCCTCGGCCTCAACCCGCCCTCGCCGTTCAAGATCCTCGACACGCTCAAAGAGGCCAGGAAGACGTTCGGGTTCGAGTCGAACACCCTCGCCTCACTCACCGAACGCCTCGGCATCTCCACCAAAACCGACAAGTATCAGGTCGCGATGGCCCGCTCAGCGTGCGCCGGCAGCAAGACCGACCAGCGACGCATCAAGGCATACAACGTCGGCGACATCCACGCATCCCGCGAATTCGTCGACAGACTCCGCGGCTGGCTCCCCACGCACCCGCACAACCTCATGGGTACCGCCGACGACCGGATCACCTGCAACCAATGCTGGGGCGACAACCTCGTCCGCAACGGCACCAAACTCGCCCAACAGATCACCTACACCCTCTACCGGTGCCAGGACTGCGGCGCGAACGTGCAAGGCACCAGGCACTCGAGGGCCGCCATCACAAGAGGCGCACGATGAGCACCGCGGCCAGCAGTCGCTACACGGTGACCTGCCCCTCCTGCAACGCCGAGCCTGGCGAGCCCTGTCGAACTCTAAAGACGGGGCGCGTCACCGACACGCACACCCACCGAATCTGGAAGCAGCACGGCGTCGACCGGACGAAAGGCGCGCGATGACCGAGACCTGCACGCCCGAGCACTGCACCCAGGCCGACGTGCCCATGATCTTCCGGCCGCATACGCCCCGCACATGTCCCGCCAACCCGGCGGACGACGAGTGACCGCCCTCGGCATTGTCCTCGCACACCTCGTCGGCGACTACCTCATCCAGTCACACTGGATGGCAGTCGAAAAGGTCAACCGCTGGTGGCCCGCCACCGCCCACGGCCTCACCTACACCCTGCCCTACCTGCTCATCACACAATCACCCATGGCGCTCGTAGTGATCGCAGGAACCCACATCATCATCGACCGCTACCGGCTCGCCAAACACGTCGTCTGGTTCAAGAACCTGCTCGCCCCCAAGGCGTACCGCGCGCCGCACACGGCGACCGGCTACCCCGACGATGCCCCGGTGTGGCTCGCTGTCTGGCTCCTCATCATCGCCGACAACACGCTCCACCTACTCATCAACACCGCCGCAGTCCTCTGGCTCTGACGGCCCCCCCACGAACGAGCTCCGCGCCTGGCACGGTCCACAAGCGCACCCAACGCGGCCAACACGGCGCAACAACTAGGCGAACACCCGCCCAGCGACGCGGAGCACACAACTCATGCACGGTGAACACGAGCTCAAGATCCTCGGCTACCTGCTCGGCATCCCCTGCGCCATATGGACCATCGCACTAGCCACCTGGCTCATCCGATGACCATGCGCGTATGCGCAGAGCACGGATGCCCAGAGCTCACCACCACCACACGCTGCACCACACACACCAAGGCCAACGACAAGGCCCGAGGTACACGCCAACAACGCGGCTACGACGCCGCACACGAACGCCTGCGGACACGATGGGCACCCAAGGTAGCAACAGGCACAGTCCACTGTGCCAGGTGCCTAGGGCGCATCACCGCACTCGACGAATGGCACCTCGACCACACAGACGACAGGACCGGCTACCTCGGCCCAAGCCACGCCCTCTGCAACACCTCGCATCGCCCTATATCACCAGGCGCATAGGCGTCTCCTAGGGCGTGGGGGGTGACCCCCTCGAGCCCCCACACAGAGGAC